GGTGGTGCTGGCGAAGCAAACAACTCTGGCGGTGGCGGCGGCGGCTACGTTGGTCGTGGCGGCGTTGTGATTATTGAGTATTAGTCCGATGACGCAGCAAGTCTATATCGGAAACTACTGGCCGTTTTTCTTCTCTGGTCTTCGCCAGTTCCAGTATTCAACAAAGGATGGGGCGGTCGCGCCCTATACCACCAATTTCTACTATGACAGCAATCACAACTCTATGGCGCAGGAGAACTACGCTGCCGATGGAACATTTTTAAATAAATGGTTCATGCAGATTAGAACTGCGTTTGGCGTTGCAGAATGGCGCGACGATTACCCAGACGGGCGTATCGTTGTGATGAACCCGCCAATTGGTTGGGGCAATGTCGAGTATGTTCCCGGCAATTACTACAACAAAGTTGAGACAGACCCTTGGCAATGTATTCCAACAATCATTGCCGAAGCTGAACAAACTGTTGTGTATGAGGAATTGTTGCCTGAGTTTGAGACATGGCAGGGAGACAAGTTCAACAATGTGCTTGTCTTCTCCTATGCGCAAAAGTGGGGAACAAAGGTAAGCGGCGCACGATACTGGATGGCTGAAAATATTGGCCCTGTCGGTGTTGCGTTTATTATCCAAAATCCTGACGGGACGTTTACGACATGGGAACGGTCTGACGCCAAGGTTGTTGAGTTTGGCGAGAAAGAACGGCGCGACATGCTGATTGCTAAAGCAACGCAGCAAAGCCTTAAAATCAGCGTGGCGGATTATCTTATGGAGACGGCATAATGTCTGGTTGTCCTTTTATTGATGCCGTTATTGTGCAGGTTATTAAATGGCTAATGTGAGTTGCAAGACTTGCGTTTACCGAGGCGAGCAGGTGGTGGATTTAACACCACCTGTTTGGCTTTGCATGTGCAATCCTCCCGCTCCTGGCGGATATTTAAATGAGGAACAAAGGTTAAAGAATATTGGTGTGACGCCATACCCGATTGTTGACGAGCAATGTTGGTGTGGACAACACCAAGATTTTGATAAGCGTGGCTAATGGCTCAATTAGATTTAGACGAATTTAATCGCAAGATTTACGAGCCTGACGGCAAGGTTTTGGCTGAATATCTCACTGACCGTTCGCATGTCAGCGTGATACGAGGGCCAATTGGTTCTGGCACTTCGTCCTGTTCCTGCATCAAGATAGCGATGATTGCCGCAGAGCAGGAGAAGAACCCGATAGATGGGATTAGGCGCAGTCGATGGGCTGTTATTCGTAACAGTTATCCGGCGCTTAGAAATACGACTGTAAAGACTTGGCTTGATTGGTTTGATGAGCGCCTTTACGGGCGGTTCAATTGGGGCAAGCCAATGGCCCATGTGATGAAATGGGCTGACGTTGAGTGCGAGGTTATTTTTATAGCGTTGGACGATGAGGCGGATATTTCCAAGCTTCGGTCGTTAGAGTTGACGGGCGTTTGGTTCAACGAGTTGGAGTTTATTCCGCATCAAATTTTTGACGAGGCAGAAAGTCGAACGGGTCGTTATCCTGCTTTGAAGGATGGCGGTCCAACATGGTCTGGCGTGATAGGCGACTTGAACGCGCCTAATGAAGACCATTGGCTGATGATGATGACGCGCGAGGCTCCATATCCTGACGAGGTGCCGGAAGAGGACCGTTCATATTGGCCTGAGACATGGAGCTATTTTGTCCAGCCTGCCGCTCTAATTGAGGTTATGGGCGCTGATGGGAAAACAGTTGTTGATTATATCGACAACCCTGTCGCTGAGAATAGAAAGTGGCTCGTAAATAATTTCTACTTGGAGAAACGGCGCGGCAAATCAAAACAATGGATTGATAGCCGCTTGATGAACAGGATTACGTTCGTTGTCGATGGCGACCCTGTATGGCCTAATTTTAGGAGGGAAGCGCATGTTTCTCCAAAGCCTCTTGCGTATAATCCTTCTTACCCTGTCGTTGTTTCTTTGGATTTTGGTCGTCGTCCATCTGCTCTCATCGGGCAGGAAATCAACAATCGACTTTATATCTTAAAAGAGTTTCGCATGTATGGCGTTGGTGCAACGACTTTTGCGCCAGCGTTGAAGAGGTTGTTAGACCAGAATTTTCCCGGCGCGCTGTATAGGTTCGTTGGCGACCCGAAGGGAAGGGACAGAGGGCAGGCAGATGAGAATACGGCTTACGATGTATTCAAAGCTCATGGGATGCTTGTGGCTCCTGCTCCTGTTAAAAATAACAATATACAAACAAGAATTATGGCTGTGGAGCAAATCTTAAACGAGCTTTGGAACGGTGGCCCAAGGTTACAGATTGACCCGCAAGAATGTTCAACATTGGTTGCAGGCTTGTCCGGCAAATACCGTATGCGGAAGCTGATGTTTGGCGAAGACCCAACGCCTGAGAAAGACAAATATTCCGATATAGCCGATTGCTTGCAGTATATGGTTTTGTTTCTTGGCAATGGCCGCGTCCTTAACGGTGGCTATGTGGATAGCCGTCCAAAGTTTCTTAATGTGCAGCGCAAAGAAAAGTCGTTGCGAAGGTATGGCAATGACAGAGTTTAGGACTTTTGAGGTTGTCCAGAATTGGGGTGTTGCTTTTTCCAAGGGTTCTTCACGGACTTGGTGGAGGCTTCTTTGTCCGGGCAAATACAAGCATGTATCTTTATTCAAATATTCCGCTGCCGCCGATAGCTGGATTTATCTTGATTTAGACTTTTCTGGTATGGGCGTGATTATTGCCCCCGGTGATACTGAGGCCGTTGAGGTCATTTGTTTGGCGATGGGCGATGTGGATGCCTTGACCATTAATGTTCAAGAGCGCGTTCCTATTATCTTTCGAGGGTTGTTTACCTGCGTGTCTTTTGTAAAGCATGTTTTAGGAATACGAGCGCCGTTAGTTTTTTTCCCTGACCAGCTCTACAACCATCTAGTCAAGATTGGTGCGCAACCAATGCCAACTGGCAGCAATGGAGGTCGGTGCGTTTAATCTATTCATCTCCCCGACTAGCCTCTGAGCAATTCAGTTTGCTTGGGGGCTTTTTTTATGGGCGGAGGTGGCGGCGGCGATAACGGCATGATGATGATGATGACCATCATGATGATGCAGTCCATGCAGCAAATGCAGCAGCAGCAGCAAGCACAGATTGACGCTCAGCAAACAGCACAGACGCAGAAACAAGTTTCACAAGTTCAATCAGATGTGCAGGCGAATACATGGGACATGCTTCGCCAGTATGGACAGTCGAATAGCCAGCAATCTGCGACCGCTGGTAATATGACCAACCCAACATCTTCGTTTATGTCTCCGACGCCTGCGGGCGCTCCACCATTATTGACGGCACTTACAACGGGTAGTGCTGCCCCTGCCGCTCCTGTCGCTTCTGCTCCGAAGAGTTCGTAAGCATGGAGAAGGAGCCAGAGCTTAAAGACGCGCGAGACGAGGCAGACCGCATTGCTGGCTTAGAGACTTTATCTAAGAACCGCCTAGCAGATGCGCGCAAGCAAAAGGCTCCGTTCGAGTGGGACATGCTGGAAGGTTATACCTTTGCAGCGCCTCATCGTGCGATGGTTGTTAATTCGACCGCGCCAAAGCCCGTCGGCAAAATTCAAGACGTTCCGATTGTTAATACGTCGATGGCCTATGAGCTATGCGGCGATTTTCCGACCGTCATTATTAATACCTTCTGCCCGCAAACGCAAAATTGGGTTACGCGGCGTCCTAATCAGAATGTCCCGCCAGAGCAAATGCAGGGTGTTGCGATTGCCTCGGCGCAAGCTGACGACGCGATATTCAGGTCTATCTTGGCGAGCAATTTTTATTCAGAGATTGGCAAGGCGTTTAACCCTGACTTGGCGCTTGGAACCGTGGCTTTGTGGATTGACCATCCTAAGTCATGGCGACCGCCGATTGTTCAATGTGTTCCTATTCGGGAACTAGAGATTAATACGGGACCAGACGGCCAGATTGATGACCGTTTTGTTGTTCGTCATACGCGCTATCGGTATTTGAAAGACGTTCTTCCTGACTTTGACATCCCGAAAGCGGTGCAGGAAAAGGGCAAGAAGGACGACAAGAAAAACTGTGTTGTTGTTTGGGCTTTCTGGAAAATCCGCGATGGGTCTTCTGAGGACAAGTGGCAGCATATCATCACGGTTGATGGGCATTACGTTCACGATGCTGTGTTAAAGGGTAATGGTTCTTGCCCGTTGGTTGTGGCGCGTTTCAATGCTACGCCAGATTGGGCGTGGGGTGTTGGGCCGCTTATTCAGTCGTTGCCTGACCTTCGCATTATTGATGAGCTTACGCATAAAAAAGTGAAGACGGTTGACCTTGCGTTAAACCCGCCGATTACTTTTCCAGATAGCTCGTTCACCAACATTCAAGAGGGCATTGAGGCTGGCATGGCTTACGCCATACGTCCGGGCGAAGAGGGCGCGATTAAGAACCTTTATATGCCGCCGAGCTTAGACC